TGTTGCCTCTGCAGCTGCCGCACTTTCCGCAGCCTCAGCTGCCGATGTCGCCTCGGCTGCTGCCGCAGCTGTGGCCTCTGCCGCTGTGCTGCTCCCGCTTTGACCGCCCGGTGAGCCTTGCTCGCCTCCCGGCGTGCCACCGCCGCCCAAGGCTTCCGCAACGCCGCCAGTCTGCCCCTCCGTGCCAGGCCCGATGCCGAAGCCGCCCCAGCCGCCGACGGGGTCGCCAAGAGGCGCCGTTGTTTCAGCCCAGCCGCCATACGAGGGAGCCTCGGTGTTACCGACGAGACCACCAAACCCGACAGGTGCGTCGGGGCCAAAGCCGAAGCCGTAGCCCACGGCATTCGACGGCGCGACCGCATTGGAGACATTGCCGAACGAAGGATCGCCGATGTTGGGGCCGTTGATGCCAATCGTTCCCGGCGCCACCGTTGCCGGCGTCGCTGGTGCTTCAACGATGTCAGGGGGAGCGAACAGGCTGCCGATCACACCCTTGGCGTTGGAAACAATCGCGTTGATGTCGGGCGGCGTTGCCCAGCCGAACGTCGGTGCCTGGGTGGCCTGGGCGGTTGACTGCCCTGGAGCTGGAACGCCGCCCCAGCCGGGACCCTTCGACGCGCCAGGTGCGTTCGCGATCGATGTCATGTTGTCGAGCACGCTGAGCGGCTGTTGTTCTGTCGGCGGCACGCCCAGCGGCAGACCTATGACCTGCTCTTGCTGGCTTGGCTGCGATGCCGCAATCGATTGCGCCTCATGTGGCGACAGCGGCGAAGAAATTGGATCGAGCGGAGCAGGCACCCCCGGTGCTTGCGACTGATCTTTTCCACCAGGACCAACAGGTGCCACCGGCGCCGCTGGCGCTGCCGGTGTAGGTGCCGGTGCGGGCGTGGCTGTCGTCAGGCCAGGATCGATGTTGCTTTTGCCTGGCGCGACGGTCTGGTCCTGATTGCCCTTGGCGAGAGCGGGCTGCGACTGCTGCGCCGGGTTGGCGATGTCGAACGGCGTCGTCTGGTCAATCTCGTTGAACACATCCGGGTCGACAAGCGTCACTGGCGGCGTCGTCTCCTGGCCCTTGTCAATCGCCGTTCCTTTATCGTGAGAACTCGGCGTTGGCGCGCTGACCGTTGTTGGCGTCGCAGGTGGCGCCGCCGTTGGCGTCGCAGACGGTGTCTCCGTTGGCGTCGCGGGCGGTGTCGCAGTCTCAGTTGGTGGCGGCCCCGGTATGTCGAGAATGCCGTAGCCAGGCTCGTCCGCCATACCACTCGGCACGCCGCCAGGGCCGTCAGACTGCTGCTTCATCAACTGCTGCGTAATTGCATCGCGTACCGTCAGCGGGTTGAGCGGCGACGGCACGTAGGGCGGGTCACTCTTCGGCGGCGTCTTCAGGTGCAGCTTGTTCCACAGCGTCGCAGCGTCGTAGCTGCCAGGCGCCCAGGCTGGTGCGAACAGATCGCCCATCGCCATCTCGTCGGTGTACGGCTGTCCCTGGACAAACGGCATGGCCTCACCCTCAGACGTTCACACCAGCGCGCTCGAATAGTGCACTGATCGAAATTAAGTCCACACGCGGCGTCGCCTGCTGCGCCACCGTCACCTGGACGATCGGCGCATGGCTGAACCCGGTCATGCCGATGCTCACCCAACCGGTATTGCGCTTGACGTTCGATGCCGGTGCCGGCGCGTCCCAGTGTGCGGTATCCCAAAGACCCTGATCCCACAGATCAAGCACACCGGGATCAGGGCCTGCGAGCGGCGGCGTCGGCAGCGTGATGACGTAGTCGACCGTTGCGGAAATTTGCGGCTGAAACGGTTCGCCAGCTCGCGCTGCAAACAAGCAGCGCGCCTGGCGCCAGACGATGGTCTGGCCTGGTGAGGAAAACATTTCCCAGCCGCCGACGATCGTTGCGACATACGGCAAGCCGTCGTCATAGCCGCCGCGATCGGCCTGCATGATCCAGCCGTTCTGGGTACCGAAAAAACAATCAGCACGCAGCCGCAGCCAGCACATGGCGTCCCAGCCGGTGAAGCGCGCGAAGGCGGTGGTCGCTGCATTCTGCACCAGGCATCGCCGCTGACCTGGTGCGCCACCTGGCAGCGTGGTCAGGATCCCACCCGCCTCATCCCACTTGACCATCGTCCAGGGATGCTCGCGCTTGTCGAGCACCTCGGTACGCCACATCTCCCTGATCTTGCGCGTGACCGCGGCGAGCTCGAGCTCGGTGCGCGATTTGGTGATGGCGCCGCTGATCGGCACGATGCCGTCCACCGTTGCGATCAACACGTCACCGCCGGTTGGCAGGTGGGCGTTCATGCCCAGCGGCTCGCTGAGCTCGTAGCGACCTTCCTGGCGCCAGTTGGCGGCATCAGCCGGGTTGCCGCCCGTGAAGATGATGGCCTCGCCCAGGTTCGTCAGGAACACGATCTTGTCGTCAATGCCGTCGCCGGCATCAATCGACCAGCTGAAGCAGCAGAGCAGCTTGCCGCCCTTGGTCGCGGCGCCCGAAATCGGGATCAGGTTGAGCTCGCCACCGACCGAATTGAGCCCGAGATACCAGGCGTTCATCGAGTTTTTTTCGATGAAGAAAAACCGGTTGCGATACTTGCAGACGTAGGTGAGGTTCGAACCGTTGGCGACCGCAGCACCTGGGTAGGTCGCCAGGTTGACCGTGATCTTCGACGGCTTGCCAGCGGGCGGCACATAGGCGGCATTCATCACCTCCCAGGTCGTGCCGTCGTAGCGCAGCGGCGGGTCGCCGGCATCGTTCACCACGATCAGCCAATCGCCCGCCTGGTTCGCCATCTGCGAGGCGGCATGATTGCCGGATGTCTGGCCGGCCTTCACCAGCACTGGCGTCGTGGTCGACACGTCGAAAATCTTGGTGGGGTTGGCGGCGAACATTCTGTGAATTTCGCCACTGACATATCGAAACGATGAAATGACCGACAGCCGTGGGAACGATGCATCGGCATTGGTCCAGAACGTCGGATGCGCAGCGCGATCGGCAGCAAACGTGCCGGCAACAGCACTGGTATGCGCCACCGCGGCGTTCCAGAACGTGCCGCTGTCGTAGACCTTGTTGCCGATGATGTAGGCGTGATTGTTCGCCCAGGCCGGCGCGTCGAGCGCGTGCAGGTCGCACCAGCGCACATGCCCACCGCGCAGCGACGCGCCACGCAGCGTTGGCTTCCAGTTGTCCATCACCAGCGCGCCGCCAGGCTGCATGTAGGTCTCGTTCTCATCGAGCACGAGGCCGCGCATCGGCGCCGGAAATGTCGCCATCTCGAGCCGCTGCGCGATCTGCTGCTGAACTGCGGCGCGTTTGAAGCCCTGGTACTGCGACATCAGTACGGCCTCACCCAATTCGGCACCGCCAGAGGATAGGCGGTCTTCGCCGCGAACGAGGATGGCTTGCGCCCGATGATGATCGGCGCCGGGCTGTCGCGGCCCATCACCGCTGTCAGTGCATCGCCGTATGTGCCCAGGTCCTCAGCATAGGGCGAGCCCTTCTGCGCCTTCCACTGCCAGACCATCCCCAACCGCAGCACCCGCTCATCGAGCGCGAAGCTGTCACCGTCGGCCATGAACTGATCGCCAAAGCCGCTGCTGGCCAGGGTGATGCAGTTTTTGTCCAGGTAGGCGAAGTAGGCGGTCTGCCCGACGGCCAGCGTCGGCGCGATCAGCATCTGCCCGCCGATCATCGTCCACTCGCCCCAGGCGTTGTCAGTCGCGTTGCTGGCGCGCCGGTTCAGCCACTCATCGGTGTCGGGAATAAACGTCATCGGCACCAGCGTCGATGTCGAGCGCCAGACGTTCGCCGTCAGCAGCATGCGCTTGTAATTGGCCGGCAACGGGAAGCCGGTCTTGATGCCGTCGCCCACCATCGTGGTGGTCTTCTTCAGCTGCGTCCAGTCACGGGTGTCGTAGGCGATGCGCTGCGCCATCTCGTTGGCCAGCGCCAGCATCTCCTGCATGGTGCGGTTGCTGCCGATGTTGGCGAACAGGCTCTGCGGCAGCGAAACACCGACCACAGCGCACACGTCCCTCACCACCGACAGGATTGTCATTTACGCAGCCTTTGCCTGGCTGTCCTTCGCCATCCGCACCAGCACCTTGCGCGGCACATCACCCTTCGGCGCGGTGCCGGTATGCGATTTGACGAACTCACGCAGCTGCTCCTCGGTCATCTCTTCGAACTCGGTCACGGCGCTGCGCGCCTTGAGCAGCTTCATGTCCTCCTCGAGGATGGCGTTGCGCGCCCTGATCTGCTCGAGCTCGTCGGCAAGCTTGAGGTTGGGCGCGTTGTTTTTGGTTTCCTCGATGTACTCGAGCGCGCGGTTCTTCAGGTCGCGACCGTTGATGCCGAGGTTCTTCAGCTCCTGGCCGTCGATGCCGGCGAGCTGCTCGACCGTGTAGATGTTCTGGGCGCGCATCTCGGCGCGACGCCCCTCGGTCAGGAACGGCGCCACCGACAGCGGTGTGCCGCTCTTGGTCTGAGCCTGCTCGGCCTTGAATTGCCGGTACTGATGCGCGAACCGCTCGGCGTAGGTAACCTTGACCTGGTCGCCGCCATAGATGTCGCCCGACCAGTGCGAGACCGACAGTGCTGGAAACACACTGACGTTGCGCGAACCTGGCGCACGTATCTCGCACACCTCGATGTCGTCGCAGACCAGGCGACCAGCATCAGCCGATTTGCCTTCGTTCTTGACAGCCAGGTATTTGAACAGTGCGACAAGCTTCTCGTCGCCCTTGATCTGGATCGCCATGTTTTCTCCGTTGGGATGGCCAGCGCCGCCGCACGACGAGGGGCTCTCTGTGCGACGGCGTTGGTTTGTCGCTGCGGATCAGGCCGCAGGATTGCTATCGTAGAAGCGCCAGTTGAACAGCGGGTTGACCATCGTCAGCTCGCCCATCCAGCCGATGAATTGCGCGATCGCGTCCTTGTCGATCGGCATCTGGCCGTCGCCGTCGAACACCTTGTCGAAGTTGCGGTTGGGGTGGTAGCGCAGCCGCAGACTGTCGGTGTTGAGGCCGAACGTGGTGTTCGCCGGCATGTTGCTGCCGATGCCGCCATCGAGAACAATCTCGGCGCGCTTGCCACCGCCGATATACTCGAGCGCGGAGAAACCAAGCTTGCCGAGGCTCGTCTCATTGGTCTGCCGCTGGATGGCAATCGTCGCCGCATCGTAGGCCGCGTAGTGCTCCGGCGACATGATGAGCAGGTCAGCGTAGTCGCGCCCGCGCGACTGCTTGGTCATGATGTAGTTGAGCATCGGGCGGATGGTGAGGTTGGTCACCTGCGTGCCGAGAGCGGCCCCGATCGTCGTGGCATCGTAGGTCTTGGTTTGCCAGATCGTCGCAAGGTTGCGATCGATGCCGCCATAGGTGCCGGTGGTTGGCACGATCGGCACGGCTGTCGCCAGGCCGGTGATCTGCTT